GCAAGTAATGCCATTCTTTCATTCTGTAATTCTGCTTCTTTTAATTCAGTGAAGTGATTATCATATAAGAAATCATATTGAATATGCTCACTCATTACTTCCCAATCTTCAGGAGTAACTACATTCGTTAGAAGTAGTTGAGTTTTAAGCATATCAGTGAACATATTTGAGAATCTCTTTCTCAAACGTCCAACGAACTTACTAAATTTAACTTCGTCTCTTAATATCTCAGAGGATCTTCCCAGATTGAATCCTCCCTCTCCATCCATTCTTGATGGGGGTACATTGAGCGACCTATATAATTTCTTTTTGAAGTACTCAATATCCGTGATTTCACCAAGGTTTTGACCTCCTGGTAAAGTAGAAATTTCAGTTCCACGACCTCCTTCCCTTCTAGGGAGCCAGAAATCTTCAAGCATTGCCATGTACTTCTTGTCATCACGGATCTCTCCTGTATCGGCGTTGTATACAAGTTTATTCCGATATCTCATCATCACATCTCTGAGATATTGCTCTGCCTTCATCTTCGGTAAGTTTCCTACATCAATGTAGAAAATCCTGCGTTCTGGAGCACGGGATAGTCTATATATAACCAAACTATCCTCAATCATCCTTAATTGATTAAGTGATTTGATTGCTTTATGTAGATATGAGAGAGTAATTCCTTTATTTCTATCAACTAAACCTGAAGTAACATATGTAATAGCATCCTTCGACATTTTAATTCCAGCATTTGCACCCATTGCACCTGGACTTCCAACTGGATACGTCTGCTTAGGATTGTATATAAAATATTCTTCCAATTTTGGAAATTCATATTCCATTGGATTATCTTGTGTCTGATTACTTACACGATACTTATCATCTTTACTTTTCTTTTGTTGTCTAACATAACGCATTTTCATTGCGTCAATATATCTTATCTCTTGCAAACCTGCTTGAGGGTTCTTTAAATCTATAATTTTGTGATAAAATAATCTACCATCAACATACCAGTTTCTATAAATCTCATGTGCCTTTTTATCAAAATCCATTAAATCTTTAATGAATTTAAAAGCATCTCTAACTTTAGTTTTTATACCATCACTAGCATTAAGATTATCTAAATTAATTTCTACAGGACTATCATTAGTATCTGAAACAAGTGCTTCACTTATAATATCTTCGATAGCACTATCCGCTTCTGGATGAAGTGCCATTTCTCTATATCTTTTAACTAATTCAAATTCAGTTCTATATACACCTTCAATATCAACATAAGAACCAAAAAAACCACTACTCAAATAATGATCATTCCCGTCCTCGTTATTAGGAGGAACGGGAGAGACCGCACTTGGGGGTAGTGATTTTTCGTCGGTGTCCTCTATCGAGAACCCAAAGAGTTTTGCCATGATTTATGAAACTTTCTTACTATTTAGTTAAGATCGTCAGGTCAATTAATCTGCAAAATTAATAGATTGAACTGCAAACTCAACAGTGAACTCTTCTATAGTATCACCTGTATCGTAAGATAAGTCAATAGCTGACACATTTGTTGGAAATATATCAACAAATTCATATTCTTTTAACGCTACATTATTTGCACCGCCAGAGTTTTGACTGCTCTTTTCAGATCCTCTACCAAGTTGAATGACTTTTGCGTTAGTCATATAAGCAGATGGATCTGTTGTACCCATATTATCATTTAAATTGGCAATTTGTTGTGTCCAATTTTCAAATGCAGTTCTAAATCTGAAATCTTCATCGTTAATTACAGTTACAGTCCAAGTATCAATTGTCCTGTCACCTGCAACTTTAAAAATACGACCTCTAAATGGGATGTCGATAGAAGCAATGTTTTGAGCAGGTAAATTTGCTGCTTTACACATGAAACTAAAGATTTCTGCATCCCAATTAGCTACTACATTAGTAGGTAGAGTGGTGAATTCAACTTCAAATAAATTAGGTCTCGCACCACCACCTATCAGTTTAGATTTGAATTGCGAAATATTCCTATTAGGTTTTGGTTCTAATGCCATTGGTTAATTCCTCCTGGTTTATTTAGAGTTAGAACTTAAACTCTACCTGCGACTTCCTCGAAGCTAACACCAGTACGTGTAGCAACGAAAGTCAAGGTAATGTAATTGATAGACTTTGCAGGCTTCAGGAAGATGTCTGCTCGGAACTCATTATTATCAATAACATCAGGTGTATTATTTGTGGTGTCACAAATAACGAGGAATCCATATAATCCTCTCTTAGCCTGAACGTCACGTAGATAAGGTTCCACAATATTGCGGAAGTTTGCTCTTGTTAACTCATCGTTGAGTTCAAATAGTTGAGCTTGTGCTGCTTTTTCAAGTGCTTGCTCAATTGTAAGGAATAAACGACGAACATTAATGCGATCAAATGCTGATGCATATCCTAATGCAGTCTTATCACCGAAGAGAAGTGTTCCAATACCAGGTGTGGTAATGAAAGAGTTAATTCTCTGTGGATAAAGTCTGTCTCTCTGAGANTTACTTGGNTTATATGCAAGTTTAACTGCATTGTTTATNACACCTCTTTGCTGTCCAGCAGGTGAGAACCAAGGATANGNAGTAAGATTTGTNCGACACATTAGACCAGCAACGTCTCCNTTACATGGAANNTAACGGAATTCATTGTTAAATCTGTCGAACATATACTTATAACCACTATCAAATACACCATAAGATGATGATTGAAGTGGACTAAAGAAGTTAAGAACGTTCTCAGTCTGAGTCTCAGTGTTAGTGATGTTTACAACGTTTGCCCTATGTGGACTAATTGTTGCCATACAGTCTTTTCTATCTCCAGCAATTGATAGCAATTGATTTGCTTTTGCTTGAGAATCAGATTCTGTATCACATCCTGGACCCATGATGAGGTAATCAACTTGAGTCTCATCTTTATTTGAGAATAATCTATATGAAGTCATTAGGTCTGCTAATGTAGCCTTCATTCCACCTTTTACTTCTCCAGATGGAATTGAACCATAATCTTGTCCATATAGTAGTTTGTAACTTACGTTACCTAATGCAGAGTAAGTAACACCCTGTGCATCTAGACCCCATAAACCATCTCCAGTTGTAACAGGAGTAAAGGCTGTNGAGAATCCAGTTGCTAAAGGAGCAGTTCCGAAGTAAGAATCAGCAGATTCAGATGGGTTCTTACCTGCGTATAGATTATCAGAGTAAGTTGCAAGATAATCTTTATAGTATGATTTCTGTGGTGGATTGACTGCAGAAACAGCATCTTTTGCCTTAGAAAGATTGAGATGCTTCTCTATAATGTTTCCTTTGATTCCAGTAAGTCTACCTTCATCATCAACTAGGACAACATGTAATCCATCATTTTTACCACTTCTTTCAGTAACAAAATTACTACTGATTGGTTTAGGTGCTAATGTCTTCCAGTAAACAGTGGCATTTTGAATACCTAATGTTTGCTCATCATACCAATCCTTGGCAGAATTGATAACAGGATTAGCAGTGTGACCAGTCTTAATACCTGAATTGTTAATAAATTGACATGCGGATGTCTTACTAAATGCAGTTATGCTANTACCTTCAGCATATTCNATNGGATAGTAAGATGTAACACCTGCAATTNCAGAAACTCTTGATGTAATCTTAACATCAATTGTTGACATTGTGTTACCAGTTCCTGTTGCAGTAGAAACACCAGTAATGATTCCCTTAAGATATCCAGTGAATCCACCAGTTGTTCCAATACCTGGAATAATTGCTCCGTCTATATTGGCAGTAACACCAAATCCAACACGAGCACCAGCAAGAAATAGGTTACCAGTTGCAACACCAATTACTTGGTCTGCAGCATCGTCAATTTGACAAACTTGAAGACCGTTACCCCATGTGCCAGGATTTTTTGCGGAATAAGTAAATGTTGCATCACTTTGATGATTGTTTAGATAATCATCATAGTTGTAAATTTTAAGTGTTGTTGTTGATGCAATACCAACACCTGCGTTAGCATTGTTTAGGTTATCACCTGCAGTTCTAACAACTTTAAGAACACCACCATATGAAAGGAAAGAAGATGCAGTCATCCAGTATTGATACTGTGCATCTGTTCCTATGGGTGAACCAAAGGTATTAACTAGTTGTTCTTCAGTGCTAATTTCGATCACGTCATCGACGGGACCGATTTCAAACGGTCCTGCAATAGCACCGATATTATCTAATACATTCTCTGCTCTTCCTACGGTTAAGTCAACCTCCCTTACCAGTACTCCAGGAGATAATTGAGGAGTTGCCATGTTTTTCTCCGATGTCTCAGTTTATCTGAAAATATTTATTCAAAAGGTTATTTTCAGCGGGGAAACATGGAGTGAACTTTACCAATCTGGATATGCCCAATCACTAAATGCTTTCTTTTTTCTTTTATTTACAATCCTTCTTACAGTGCAAATTTTACATTCATATGAATATGATGATGGAACTGCCCCTCTACTCTTTCTAGTTCTATAAAATTCATCAATCAAATTCTTTTCTTCTCCACATACTCTACACTTTCTATCAACAAGTAATAAATGACCAAGTTTTAATTGTTTGTCATCAAATTCCATTAT